GGAACCGAAACTCCATGAAGCAACTACATCCGCTTCATTTGAGTCAGTTCGGTCTGAAGGTGGCGCTCGTGGATGGATTCAAGGTGGCTTTATGCTACCTGAATTCAACCAAGATTTGACGGAAGAGGGATTGATCGCCATGTATGAGACACGACCGGGTCAAGTCCAGTCCGTTTACGGACCGGGCTTAAGGTTCACCTTTGACGAGCTTGTTGAAAAAGCTCTCAGGGAACAGACCTCGGTTCGTGTCTCGGCTATCCTGGAACCTCTGAAAGTCAGACTTATTACGAAGGGTAACACCCTCCGTTACTGGCTTTCAAGAGATTATCAGAAGCAATTGTGGAGATATCTTCAGAAATATCCACAGTTTGCTCTGACGGGACGGCCTCTCATGGCGTCTGACCTCCACGGCTTGGTAGCACGGGAGAAGAAGCTCGGATTGTCTTTCGACAAGTGGGTTAGTGGCGACTATGCAGCCGCTACAGACACACTTGATCTAAGACACACAAAGGCGGCTTTTGAGAGTAGTCTCAAAAGTCACCTCCCTGTTGGTCCGATTGCTCTTAAGCCCAAGTACCAAGAAGTCCTACGAAGTGTTCTATACGAACAGGATATATTATACCCTGAGAACCTTCGCCGACAATTCGGTGGTCTAGAGCCTGCAGCCCAGGAAACAGGACAACTCATGGGTTCAACCTTGAGCTTTCCTATCCTATGCACAATAAACTTATGTGCATATTGGGCAGCGCTCGAGGAACGCTTCGGGAGAAAATTCCGTATCCAGGACTTACCAGTCCTTGTTAACGGAGACGATATTCTCTTCCGATGCGATGATCAGCTGTACCGGATTTGGCTTCGGAGGACCAAAGAAGTTGGTTTCGAACTCAGTCTCGGAAAGAACTACGTTCATCAAGACTACCTTACTGTGAATTCACAGCTCTACTTCCATGATAAGAAGAGAGATATGTTTATTCACCAAGGTGTCTTGAACGCAGGTCTATTGACCGGACAGAGTAAAGTAACCGGCCGCAGTAGTGCTAAACTGGCACCACTGTGGGACTACTTCAATGAGGTCACATCAGGAGCTGTAGATCCAATTCGCGCGAAGCGGCGTTTCATCCATTACCATAGGAGAAACATCGAGAACCTAACCCAAAAGGGTAAGTTCAATCTTCATGCTGCCTTTATGAAAGGTGGGCTTGGGTTCAACCCTGTTGGGGAACTCAAGTTCACTTCTTTCCAGAGGCGCTACGCGGATTTCATGGATTTCCAGCTCCGGGACGATCCTGAAAACTTTCAGAAGATCTCGTTGGTTAAAACAAGACCGACGAACGTTCCCCGGTTCTACCATAATCCGAAGCATATCGTTCAACCAAAGTATGGTCCGTACGAAGAAGGAATAGTTGACTTGAAGGATACAACGATTCGTATGCCTATCTTGTCATCCAGGCTGGAACTTGACGACGACACTGACTATCAGAGTCAGATGCGCGTCAGGTTTCCGAAGAGCTCGGTCATGAAGACCTTCCGCTCAAGGAACTGGAGACAACAGAAAGGCGCGATCATTGAAAATCGCTTCCGTCTCATGGAGTACGTTGGAACCCGTCCTGTAGGACCGATGGGTTTCACCACGTCTCCTTAGACCACATTGGGTCCAAGGATTTAAATCTCCCAAAACGGTGTTTTCGTCGTAACCGAGTGATAATGTATAAAGGCACCGATCAGAAATGATCGGTCTCATGGATCACGCTTCGAACACTTAATACTTCCGTGCTAAATGCTCTAACGTCCACCCTTCGTGGATGTCAGCTAAATGCCGACAGACTGCACGGGAGAGCCTCAGTAATGAGGTATCCTCGGATGTACAGTCGCGCCAGATGGGCGGGATCCAATATTACATCATCATGGTCAACTATTCACGATCATCAAAACAAAATGGAAACAAAAGAAGTTCCAACCGCAAGCAGATGCTTACCGTGTGCAACAAGATTGTTAATCGCACTCGGAAGCCTGCTCGCCGTTCTGCTAGAACGAGTCAGAGAAAGACGGGGGGTCAGGCCATATTAACACATGGTCTGAACGCCTTCCATCCGCTTCACATACCCTTGCCACATGTAACAGGTGGCTATTCAGTTGTCAGGACAATCTCGACGTTTACATCGTCGGATTACATGACAGTGTTAGGGTGTGTTGACATGCCCATGTCCGACTGTTGGTCGGACTTGTGTGCTCTGGGAATTACCAATTCCTCAGACGCATTGGGGGCAGGCCATTGGAAGCCTCACTTTCTCCCGTCCCCTACCGGGACAGACTCAACTGGGTTCGCTGAAGTCGCACCGTCAGCAGTCTCTGTGCAGGTTTCTAACCCGCAGAGCCTGACGAATGCTTCGGGCACGGTCTTTATGGGACGTTGTAAAACAACGCTCTCACAACCTCCGGCTGGCGATACACGCACAGCCGAGGCTTTTGCCAATGCCCTCATGAGCTACAACGCACCCAAGATGCTAGCAGGAGCTCGTCTTGCAATGACGACGCAACAGGTTAACCTGATTCCGTCGAACATTAGCGAGCTCATGGACTTCAAGGAGATGAAACCGACTTCATCGGTTACCCCAAGCTCTCAGACCTGGGGGACG